ATCGATGGTCAGCAGCGTTTGTCCGTCATCTATGAGGCGTTTACTGGAGGCGAGCGCGAAAACTCGAATGGGAAGCTGATCGATTTTGGTCGCCTATGCTTCGTTCTCGAACCTGACGAGGACGAGAGTGAGCCAGCGCGGTTCGTGTATCGCAAACCTCTGGCACGCCACTTCGTCCCTGTGCAGGACATTCTTGCGGCGAATTGGCGGCGCCGGACAAGCGGCGTCCCGAAATACCTCAGGAAAAAGACCGAGGACTGTCGTGCTCGCCTCCTTCGGTACAAGATCCCGCTGGTCACCATCCATTCCAGCGATCTGGAGGAAGTACGAGAGGTATTCCTGAGAATCAACTCTCAGGGCATGAAGATTAGTGCTGCCGATAGAGCGTTCGCGAGAGCGTCGAGAATTGATCTTCGCGATCTTGCTCACGAGTTGAGGAACGGAGTGCTTCCACAGTTTCAGGATGTCGACTTCAGCATTATCCTGCAGGGCTTTGCCTTTGCAACGCCCGAACGAACTCTCGACGTCGGCCAACGCGCTCTTGAAGCCACAGTCACGTGGTGGGAAAGGCAAACCGCCAATGGAGGACAAGAGAGTGTTTTCTTTAGTCGATGGAAGAAGTATCGCATCGCCTTTCAGAAAGCAGTTGACTATCTCCATGAGGAGTTCTTCGTGCTTCACGCTGGGTTCCTTCCGTCGGGTAACATGCTCGCAACTCTGAGCGTGTTTTTCTTCCATCATCCGGCCGCCCCGAACTCGCGACAGCGACGAGAGATTCGAAAATGGTTTTGGGCCACGGGCATTGGCAAGAGGTATAGCGGTCGGGGGCATCGCCAGAATCAAATTGCGGACGTAAAGTTCTTCAAGAGGCTAGCGACCTCTAAAGCGAAATTCGCATTCCCCGATCGGATTGATCCGCTTGAGATTGCACGAACCGAATACACCCAACAGTCCGCGATTTCAAACGTGTTCATGTGCCTATTGGCAAGCCAGCGCCCATGCTATGTCGAAAACGGGCAGCCGATCCCGGCAAGCATCTTCGCAAGTCGTGCGAACCGAAAAGACCGACATCACATCTTCCCGCGGCAGTTGCTTGCCGTATACGGGCTGAAGCACGGCGAATACAACAGCCTATGCAATATCTGCTTCATTGTTGCGGAGGAGAATCAGCGATTCGGGATGAAACGCCCTGACAGCTACCTTTCTCCGTTCACGGAGCGGAAACACTTCGCTAGGTCGATGCGAAGCCACCTCATTCCGCATGACAGCACGAGTGGACTGTGGACGCCTGGTGTCCCCAAAGCCTTCAAGCAGTTTCGCACTAGGCGCCTAAAGTTGATCTGTCGCGCGTTCGAGAACCAGGCGGGCATCAAGCTATTCCGAAAAAAGGTCTGATTCTTCTCGATGCAGCTTGATGCGGCTTGATGCAGCCGTGTCTACCGGTGTAACGACTTTCTTACCTGGTCTAAACGCTCGGCACCTCCAGGCGCCAATCGGGTATAAATGATGCAGACAACCAGTTCGGGCGACATCGGCGGCTGATCCCTGCCGGTGACACCAGCCAACAGACAAGGCCATGCGGGGCCGCATCCCCGCGTGGCCTTTTTTGTTGGCTCGCCCGGCTCGTTGTCGTTCGGAGAACCCTGCGATGGCCGACGAGCTCGACGACACGATCCGCCAGAACGCCCAAGGGCCGGCGAAGGCCGCGGGCGACGCCGGCAGCGTCGAGCAGCATCCGCTCCCCGATCAGATCGAAGCCGATCGCTACCTCGGGTCGAAGGAAGCTGCCAAGGACAAGAATCGCGGCCTGCGCTTCAACAAGCTCGTTCCGCCAGGAGTCAACTGAGTGTTCCGTTGGCTGTCCAGCCTGTTCAAGGGAACGAAGCACGCCCCTTCCATCCGTGGGCGAGCGGTGCGAATGCTTCGCGCCCGCTACGACGCGGCGGTGACCAACGACGACAGCCGGCGTCATTGGGCCAACGCAGACGGCTTGTCGGCCAACGCCGCCAACAGTGCCGAGGTCCGGCGCGTTCTGCGCAACCGATGCCGCTACGAGGTCGCCAACAACAGCTATGCCCGGGGTATTGTGCTGACTCTCGCCAACGACGTGATCGGCACCGGGCCCCGGTTGCAGATGCTCACCGACGACGCCGAGGCCAATCGTCGGATCGAACGCGAATTCGCCGCTTGGGCGAAGGCCGTCAACCTGGCTGAGAAGCTTCGCACTCTGCGCATGGCGCGGGCCGAGGATGGCGAGGGGTTCGCCATCCTGACCAGCAACCAGAAGCTGGCGACGTCCGTTCGGCTCGATCTGCGATTGGTCGAGGCCGACCAGGTTTGCACGCCCGATTTGACCTCGTTCGACGCGAACGCCATCGACGGGATCGTGTTCGATGGGGCCGGCAACCCGGTTGAGTACCACGTTCTGCGTGAGCATCCAGGCGAAACCACGCGGCGTTTCACCCTCGAGTACGACCGCGTGCCTGCCGACTCCATGCTGCACTGGTTCAGATCCGACCGCCCCGGTCAGGCGCGCGGCATCCCGGACATCATGCCGGCGCTGCCGCTCTTCGCCCAACTTCGGCGCTTCACGCTCGCGGTGATCGCGGCAGCCGAGACCGCCGCTGACTTCGCCGGCATTCTCTACACCGATGCGCCGGCCGGTGGTGAGTCGGAAGCGGCCGAGCCGTTCGAGCCGATCGAGTTGGAGCAACGGGCGCTGGTGACGATGCCCGGCGGCTGGAAGATGAGCCAACTCCAGGCGGAACAACCGGCGACGACTTACGCCGAGTTCAAGAAGGAGATTCTAAACGAGATCGCCCGCTGTCTGAACATGCCGTTCAACGTCGCGGCTGGGAATTCGTCGGGTTACAACTACGCCTCCGGCCGTCTCGACCATCAGACGTACTTCAAGGCGATCCGCGTTGATCAGTCTCACCTGGAATGCGCCGTCCTGGACCGTATTCTCGCGGCCTGGCTCGACGAGGCAGCGCTAATCCCCGGCCTCCTGCCCGCGAACCTTGGCCCGTTCGTTGACTGGTCCCACCAGTGGTTTTGGGATGGGCAAGAGCACGTCGATCCCGCCAAGGAAGCATCGGCGCAGGCGACACGCCTGAGCAATCACACCACCACGCTCGCTCACGAATACGCCCGGCAAGGTCGGGATTGGGAAGAAGCCCTGCGCCAGCGGGCCAAGGAACTCGCGCTCATGCAGGAGTTGGGTCTGACCACGGCTACCGCGACGCCGCTGTCAGCCGACGACGAAGGGAATCCAGAGGCCGACGAGGAAACGCTCGATGAAGAAGCCGAACGCGAAGAGCAAGCCGCCTGAGAACCGGGCGTTGAACCTGCTTGCAACCTCCATTGAGCTGGAAGCGGCGCCGGCAGAAGGCGAAGCCCAGAAGCTGCGGCGCTTCAGCATGACCGCCTATACGGGCGGAGCGATGCAGCTTGCCGGCTGGCGCTATCCGGTGGTGGTCGATCTGCAGGGCCTTCAAGTCGGAAAACAGCGGCGACCGATCCTGCTCGACCACACACGCGACGTTGACTTCGTGATGGGGCAGACAGACTCCATCGCGGTGATGAACGAGCAGCTTGTCGTCGCCGGCCAGGTCATGGGCGACTCCCCCAAGGCCCGGCAGGTGATCGCGCTCAACGACAGGGGTTTCGGCTGGCAGGCATCCATCGGCGCGCGGGCCGACCAGGTCGAATTCGTGCCGGACGGGAAGACTTCGCAGGCCAACGGCCGAGAGTTCCCCGGCCCGGTCAACATCGCCCGGCGTGCCACGCTCGGGGAGATCAGCTTCGTGGTGCTCGGCGCGGACGAGAACACCTCGGCCCAGATCGCCGCCAGCGCCGACCAATCGAAGGAGACCGCAGACATGGACTTCACGAGATGGCTTGAATCCCAGGGCTTCACGGTCGACGCCCTGAGCGAGCAACAGACCAAGAACCTCCGGGCCATCCACGACGCCCAGGCGGTCAAACCCGCGGGCGATCCCGAGCCCAGTCCGGCTGCGACGATCCGCGCCGAGGCTGCGGCTGAAGCGAAGCGGATCGGGGCCGTCCGCAAGGCCTGTGGCGGCAAGCACGGCGAGATTGAGGCGAAGGCCATCGAAGAAGGTTGGGACACAACGCGCACGGAGTTGGAAGTTCTGCGAGCCGCCCGCCCGCAAGGCCCGGCCATCCAGACCGGCAGCAAGGCACCGAATGCCCAGGCCATCGAAGCCGCGTTGTGCTTGTCGGTGCGAATGCCCGAAGAGAAGGTCCTGCGCTGGTACGGTCAGCAAGCTATCGAGGCCGCCCAATCCCGCGACCTGCGCGGCATGGGCCTGCACGAGCTTCTATTCCATGTGATCCACGCCGCCGGTGGGCACGCCCGTCCAGGCCGGGTGAACGATGACACGATCCGTACCGCGTTCGAGGCCGATCGTACGCTGCGTGCGGCCAGCGCCGGGTTCTCCACGATCACCCTGTCCGGCATCCTGTCCAACGTCGCCAACAAGTCGCTGCTCGAGGCGTACAGCGCGGTCGAGGGCGTGGCGACGGTGATCTGCGCCCAAACCGACGTGAACGACTTCAAACAGGTCACACGCTATCGCATGACCGGCCAAGGCACCTTCGAGAAAGTCGGTCCCGACGGCGAACTGAAGCACGCCCAACTCACGGAAGAGTCGTTCACGAACCAGATCGACACATACGGCAAGATCATCGCCCTGACGCGGCAGATGATCATCAACGACGACCTCGGGGCGTTCCTGCAAATCCCGCGCATCCTGGGCCGGCAGTCGGCCCTGGCGATTGAGTCGGCGGTGTTCACTCTGCTGTTGTCGAACCCCGGGAACTTTTTCAGCGCGGGCAACAAGAACTTCCAGAGCGGCGCCGGTACGGCGCTGCAAATCAGCTCGCTGACCACGGCGGAGCAGTTGTTCGCCGACCAGACCGACAAGGATGGCAAACCGATCCTCATCTCCGCGGCCATCTTGCTCGTGCCCACGGCCCTCAAGGTCACCGCGCAGCAATTGATGACCGAGACACGGGTCAACGAAACCACCACCGCGGACAAGCCCAAGCCGGCCAACAACCCACACGCGGGCAAATGGCAGCCGTACGCCTCGCCCTACCTGAACTCGCAGGGCATCGCCGGCGGCAGTGCCACCGCCTGGTACTTGTTCGCCAACCCGGCGGACGTCGCCGCGATTGAGATCGCATACCTGCGCGGACAGCGCACTCCGACCATCGAGTCTGGCGAGATCGACTTCGACACGCTGGGCATGAAGTGGCGGGGCTACTTCGACTTCGGTGTGGCGATGCAGGACTTCCGGGCGGCGGTCAAGAGCGCCGGCGCGTAACGCTTTGAACCCAAGGAGATCGGATCATGCCGCAAGCCGTTTTCGTTCAAGAAGGGGCCTCCATCGACTACACGCCCGGGGCCGACGTTGCCGCCGGCGATGTGGTGGTCCAGGGCGACCTCGTTGGCGTCGCCAAGCTCGACATCAAGGCCAACAGGCTTGGCGCGCTCGTGGTGGATGGCGTGCTCGACTTCAACAAGCTCGCGGCGCTCGTGCTGGCGGTCGGGACCATCG